CCAGCATAACGGTCATAGACCATCTTGCCAGCATCTAAGATCTGGGGGTTGGATACGACATAAGATGCCGTTGAGGAGATCGCTTCGCCAATTTGGCTAAGCAAACCATTCTCAGTCGCGGCTTCGCCGGTAGAGAGAGAAAGGATCTCCTGCGCAGCGGCAAAACCGCTGGGGTCGGAGTGGCTCTTCGTGCCACCCCAGTTCTGCCCCTTGTACTCGTAGTAGCCCGTGACTTCGAAGTAGAACGAGGCACCGACCTCCGCGCCGATGACGGCGAGTCCAATATTATGGAACTCGTCGGTCGCATTGGAGTATCCGGTGTCCGCATTGTCCACCACGCGGTACGTGGTAGCAAAAGGCGCGTTTGTGACGCGCCTAGTGCGGGCGAGGGGAAGGATAGACATGGTATCAAGATTGATACCCGCCTGGACCAGACTTGAATTGTCCGGCGTGTTGAGTGACAAATAGCGCCCAGAGCGGTCAAGCTCAGTGCCCATGTACGTCAGTCGGATTCCGAGGGCTGCGCATCGAAATGCGGTGAGCCCAAGGTCGAGTGTCGTCGTGGACATGTTGGACGCCCAGTCGCTGTCCTGAAGGACAGTTGCATTGCCAAACAACGTGTTGGTCGCGAAGACACTATTGATTGTCGTCGCGGTGAAAGCGGAACCGTTGTGCGTGGGGTTCCTGGTCTTTGCGATAATAAAACCGTTGCCGGTGGTACCGCACACCATGGTTCCCTTCGCGTAAAGAACCGCTTTCTGGGACACGCTCACTTGCGTGTCCGGTATACAAACAGGACCAATTGCCTTACTAAAAGGCATGGCCTGTGCGAGGGCGTAGTTGCGCGCACACTCAGACAGCTTGACTCTGCAAGCAGCCTGGCGAGGAGCACGCACACGTGGCCGACGCTTCATCTTCTTCTTCTTCTGGCGGCGTTTGATCGCCATTTTCCAACAGAAGGTATGTGGTGTTACAAATGATCTTACACAATAAGCAGTGAATAAATCCACTGTCTTACTCCTCCGCCTCCCTAGAGGCCTCAGCAAGTTGCTGGTGGTGGCGCTACTAAGCGCCGTCGCTTTCTCGGAACGGAAAACGCTCCGGCGACTCTGGGCCCCGTCCAGTGGCGGCCGCACGTACGCCACCTAAAGAAGTCTCTCTCGAGTTTCTTCCTAAAGTAGACTAAGTACAGAAGGGCCAAGTACTCGAAGGCTTCGTCGTCATGGCACCAGTTGTACGCAGCTGAATACAGCGCGTCGCTGGCTTTGGCGGGAAGTGAAACTTCGAGCAGTCTCGTGCACTGCCGTCTCACAGAAGTGAAGCGGCAGACGAGTCCATTGGGCGTCTTTTCAAGGACGCGCGAGCAAAAGTCGATGCCGTAACCATCCTCCGATATCTCGTTCTTCATCTTGAAGCCGAGTGAGGTGTAGTAGTCACAGAATCCTTGCACTTTGTCGCGGGGCACGCGCTCTAGAGAATCGTCTCCGAGCGCGATGATCTTGGTGTCGCCAGCGCATCCCAACGACTCCGCCGCCAGCTGATGGTACAGCCATCGGCAGCGGGAGTTGTCGGAAAGCGTGCCCTTGTGCCCCGACAATTGAATGGGTTGCGAGGGTTTAGGCAGGTCGTTGAATTGTGAATCGCAAAAGGTTGCGGTTGTCAGTCCTTTGTAGTAGCTCTTGATAAGATCCTTCATTTGTGGAGCGTGCATAATACGCACTAGCTGGTTGAAGGCAAAAGTCACTCCGGGCAAGGTCCAGTCATGGCAACTGGCATCCGAGCCAAGGACAACGAAGTCCGGGTCGTCTGTTGTAACAGAGAGCATCGCGTCGATAAACTCTCCGTCCTGGTCACTCAATCCTACCTTGATTGGCAGTTGGTGGACCAGTTGGTGTTCGGTGGTATCCAGGGGGCCACACACTATGGCGCCCATAATCGTGCGCACAAGGGGGAGGTTCGAAATTAATCGCCATCTCCCCTCTGCGCACTTTTCGGGCTTGTGGTGCTCGCGCTTAATGAAAACGCGGACCTTCTCAAAATCGTGTGTGACGTCCAGGCCTGACAGGCATGCCTTAAACCAAGCTCTCACGTAGATCTTAATCTTCATGAACATGGCCTGGTCTTTAAGCACGTCCGCCACGGTCCCGTAATCCTTACTTAGAGGGTATCCGGGGCCGGAGCTCGGGTTGAGGGTCTGGATTGCATGGTCCCAGCAAGTTGCAAAATCTGTGTGCACTGTGCGCGCGCCGCCGGTGAGAGTGACGTACTTGCGAGCAAGTTTGAGCACCTGCTGACGGTTGATTGCGACAGTGCGAACAGCAGCCGCTCGTCTTCCGAGGTGGACCTCGAAGGACTGGCGCTCGGCTCCAGAGCTGATTGTTGGCAGCATGTGTTTTGGGGCCGTGTTTCGCATGTGGGTGGGTGGACCACCGGTGATGATGTGGGCTTCGGTGACTTCACGAGGCTGGTCGCGGCGTTTGATAGGGTTTGGTCTCCTACCGGAACCAGCCGGTGCCGAAAAAGCGCTTGCTGGTCGGCAAGGATTTCGTCATATTCTTCTTGGCTGATGATGTTCGGGTCCTCTGGCTGGTCGTTTCCGACTTGAGCGAGAGCCTCCTCAACAGCAGCTTGCTGTGCGGGGGGTAGCGGGCCTGGGCCTTCTAGTT